CTGGAGCTACTGAATATTGTTGGTCGTAACTATCGACCAACCCTGCGCCTCCCGCTGAATTTGTTTGTGATACCAAAGTATATTTATTAAAACGTTTTTCATCGTCGAGTGTCATATCGACCGATATAACCGTTCCTTTTTGCAAATCAGTATTTATGTTTATGTAATCATCAACAATTAAATCGCTTGCTTGTGTATATAAAACATTTCCCAAGCCATCTGTGTTTAAAATTACCTGTTTTTTCTTTGCATATTTCTCTAAAAAATCAAAAGCGGTTTCGCCAATTTCAGAAGCCACCATTTCATTTGCTGCAAAAGGCTCTAAATTTTGGACATTGTCGCCAATAACGATATCCATGCCTGTAATACCGAAAACATCCAATACTTTTTGCGTAATAGATTGCAGTGTGGTTGGCGCTGAAAAACTAATTTTGGGCGGCATTGTGTTATCAACTAAATCACAAGTTGCATCGCGCCCGTGAATGTTTATGGTGTGTGAATTAGATTCAATATGTGTTGCAAGTTTATCTACAAAACCTGTAATAACTGGTGTTCCATATATTAAAATAACGCAATTATCGCCTTTTTTTATTGGGAAATCATTTCCTATTGGTTTGCTAACTTCAACATCAAATTCCCCGCACATTGTTTCCATTGAACAAGTAACTTTACCGCTCTTCAATCCCGAATATTGCGATCCATTAACTTGTAAAACTATTGGGTCTCCAAATATCATGCTACACCTCCGTTAATACTTGCATTTGCCCAATTAAACTTGTGCAATCTGTGATATTGTTTAACTGCAAAATTTCATTTTGATAATCAAAGTTATTATAATATTGATGCAATAAAACGCTCAAAGGAGTAATGGTTTCTACTGTTATTGTCGCAAGTTTACTAACGTTTACGCTTACTCCGTTTAAATATTGTTTGGTTGCGTTACGCAAAGATTCAAGCCTACGCAATAAAACGCTATTCAAATTATTATTTACTATAAACGTTTGATAAGTCTGTTCTAACTGTTGCGAAATAATATCAACTTGCGCCACATCTTCATAAGTAATAAGCGCGGCATTTTGATACATATTCATCAACAGCGTAAAATTTACAGTATCATTTATAATGTGAGCATTACTTATAGCTTCTGCATTGGTTGGCGTATTGTATGGGACATATCTATCGGAATGGCCAAAGCCAAATGTTTCTAAATTCAATGAAAATGCTTGATTGTAATCATTTGTTACATTGTCATAACTATTTAAAAGTGAAACAATTGCGCTGCCAAGTAAAGCGGGAGTTTGAATATTGTAATAAAGATTTTTATTAAATGATTTTTGTTGATAAGCAAAACTATTTAATTGATCGGTATTAACGCCACTTGTGATTGCGATATTCTTCGACATTGTGCTGCTTAAATTCTGGCATTTTGCCGCTGAACTTTGTACGTTAACTGGATAATTGTTTTTATAAACAGTGCCAAAATTAGACGACGCACTACTGCTAATCGATGTAACTAAATTTACGATAGTCGATATTGTAGTACCTAAACTTGATGGGAAAATTGCGCTTAATGTTTCCTCGAAGTTTATATCAAAATAACTTATACCAACTTCTCGAACGTCATTGCTAACCGTGTACCCAGTGCAAACAACAACAATCATTCCATAAAATGGGTGTATCAATATTCCAGTACCCTGTAAATTTAAAGCCAAAATTAACGCATCGCGATTTAATTGATAATCGTAAATGTTTCCATCTTCAACGCCAACCAATCCTTTTATATTTATATTGCGTAACTTTTGCCCTAACTCTTCCGTATAACTATAATTTTTAAATGGATATAAATGTTGTGTGGTTAATTTACCCGCTTGCGTGCTATCCGTTTCCAAGCGAAATGGAATACCGTTAAAAGAAGCTGGTAGTAAACTCGATAGTAAGGAATCAGCCATTTTTACGTCCTCGCTCTTGATAAAGCCATATATGAACCACGCGCAGATTCTAAATTAACGTTTTTATTATCGCTCGTTACACTTTCAACATTATTATTCTTATCCGCTATCGCCACTGTAATTTTAGTATTTGTTTGTTGCGCCGCTGGAGCCGCATTTGTTCTTGGAATGCTCAATGCGCCATTTGCTGAATTGATTCTAGGTGAATTTAATGCGGCTGAATTTATTTGGGAATTAACCGCAAAGTGTGTCGCCCATGTGCTTAACTTCGTTGCCAGAGTTGAATTAGCTTTTACGATACTTGACGCTATCATATCCGCGCCCATTTGGGGTGTGGCTGCAACCATGACTGGTTTTTGCGCCGCTAAAGTTGCATTAGCATTTTGAGCGGCCAATGCTACCGAATTTAATTTAGTATTAGCGACAACATCGATTACAATCGGTTTCCCAGTGATTTTTGCGATAGTGTTATTGTAAACGCCAATGAAAATATTTTTTATGAAATCAACGACCTCATTCAACCATCCAATTATTTCCTTGCATGTGTTTTTAAAAAAAACGCTGATTTTATCCCAATTTTTATAAACAAAATATGCCGCTACTCCAAACGCCATAACGCCAACCACAACCAACCCAACTGTTGAACATAAAACAGTAATTAAACTAATAACCGCTGTAATGGAAAACAAAACTGGAGATAATGCTGCTGCAATGCCAATAATTGCTACCGCCATTTTTACTAATTGCGGATTATTCTTGACGAACACAACAATTTTCTTTTCAAATTCAACAGCTTTGTCTACCAACATTTTAAACGATACTTTTAAATCATCAGTTGGATATAAAGCCTTCGCCAAATCAAGAACAAAATATCTTCCAAGATTGTGCAAACGTTTCAAAGATTGCTCTGTAGATGGGGGAAATCCTCGCGCTGATAGACTGGTTAAGGCTTGTTCAGCCATATCTATTCCTATTCTTCCTTGATTCAAAAGTTTATTAAAATCCTCAACTTTTTTTCCAGCCACAACCCATAATCTTTGCATCTCTTGCACAAGCGGGATGTTCTTAGCTGTCATTGAAGTTAATACACGCGCATTTAAACCATGATGTTTTTCTTTGGCGGCATATCCAAGCCTTTCCATGCGTAAAATAGTGCCTGTTACTTCGGTAACGCTATTTCCCGTACCTTCCGCCATATCTGCGAATTGTTTCAATCTTCCATTGGCTTTATCAATACTATAACCCATCGATATCATCATTTTATCTGCTTTCGCTAAATCTTCTGGGGCTGTTCCAATATTAATAGATATTTCCCTGATTTTTGCCATAGCTTTTTCGGCATTTTGTGCAGAACCAGTTACAAAAACAAGCTGTCTATTTAGTTCTTCAAAATCCATGACTTGTTTGGCGGCATATCCAGCTGCGCCAATGACGGGAAGAGTTATTGCTTTACCAAGCGAACCAGCTAAATTTTTTATTCCTTGAAGTCTTTTTTTTGCTTCGTTATGGGTTTTCTGTAATTTTTGGTCGAAGTCGTGCAGAGCCTTTGACATCTTTTCCAAAGGCTTCGTGAAAACATCTAAGGCTTTAAATGTATATGTTAAATCCTGATTGCCCATTACCGCCCTCGTCTTGCAACTTTATCGGCTTCTCTATTTCTTTCTTCTATTATTTCATCTGCTCTTTTAGTCCATAAAGCAACTTCTTCAAAAGGCATGTTCATAAAATCTTGATAACCAAATGCACCTTTGTAAAATTCCATTAACCGAGAAAATATTTTGCTAACTAATTCTTCTTCTGGGTAAGAGCAGATGGCAACATAAAATTTGCCAAATATTCCCCCATTAACCGATCAAATTCTTCCATGCTGAGATTTTCGAGCAGAAGTGAGGTTATTGGCTGTTTGTCATCTAAAAAACAAATGTTGGGCGATAGAATAAGTTTACGAAACAAATCACACATTTTTATAATGTCAACAACCTTAGACATATAGAGCAGAGTAATAACCACTTCGCCATCCATTTTTACTTCTTCGTTTGGATTAGCATCACGTTTCTGCTCATCTAAGTTTTGTTGCGAAGCCATATCTCTTCCAGACATTAAAGCTTGTGTAAACATTTGCTTTATCAATGGAGCGATATCTCTTGACCTTTCGGAAGGTGCATATAAATGCAATTCACTTGCCGTGACAGTTTCGCCATGCACTCCCTGTCCATGCACATGGTATTTAATTTCGTCTTGCGGAATAAATATAAATTTCTTGCTTATTCTATCTGCCATGTTTTTCTCGTTTATTTTTTAAAATTAAACCGCTGGGTCAGAATGAAATTCAATATCGAAATCTTTATCAGCGCCCAAATTAACTTCATAATCATTTGTAAGAGCAGCGCCGCTGAAATTTCTCGACATATAAACGCCATTATCTGCCATGCCTGAAACAGTAATTGCATTACCATTCCAGTTAGCTTTCCACGCGCGTGCAGCATCTAAATTCGGTTGCGTTGCAAAAAGCTTAAATTTCACAATGGAAAATTTAGTTTCAGCGTTGTCAGAATAAACGCGAGCAGTTGAATTGCCACCAGAAGATTGCGTTTTCATTGATTGCGCACCAAAACCCTCTGTGTAAGACAGAGAGTTAGGAACGATTGCAATTATAGTGTTATTTACCACCACTGTAGGAGATGATATAAGTGTATATTGTGTCATGATTATTTCCTCAAATTATTAAGCTGTAAAATCAAAAGATAATTGCATTTCGACAATGATTGTGCGTAATTGAGTTACAATTGGGAGCAACATGTAAACGGTTGCAGATCCAGTCGCTACATCTACTGTCACCACTCTATTTGCCTTGAAAAATTGCATTGCTGGCTCACCCGCTTGCGTTAAAGCTGCATCGGCTAAATCAGTGTATAAACCATCTATTTCAGCGCCGATTACACCAGCGTTGGCCATGCTTCTACCTGCAACTAAATCGCCATTAGTTAAACGTGATTGAGCAAATCTAGCGCGCAAATTATCGTAGAAATACTCACGGCATTGACTAACTGTTTGCACGTATTCAATATTTTTATAAGATAAATCTGGATTGCCCGCGGGGTCTGTTTTGTAACTTGTAACAAATTCGCCAGAAATGATTTGAGTTCTTGTGGGGTTGTTACCCAAAACTGATCCACCAGCGGTTAATAACTCAGCGGTTTCATCATCGTGCCATTCATTTTGTGTGCTAATAATTGGTAGATTATTAAATGGTGTGTTGAAAAATGGCAAACTAGCAATAGCCATTCCACCGATATAATCTAATTGAGCGTTAGTAGAAATAACATAATTGGAAATATCTGCGCCATTTGTTAAACGTAATGCGC